GCTACGAACAAGTGAATCGTTATTATTATCAGGATCATTATTCTGGTAAAGCAAAAGAACTAATGACAAAAATAATTAGTGCGATTTACTCTGGCGATTATTATGACAGAAGTGATTCGTCTACGGATTATTTTGATACTGCGTACTATGCTCACATCAATATTGGCAAGTGGGACAAACCTTTTGTCGTTACCGCTTGACAAACACCCCATGGTGTGTTACCATGTACCTGTGACTGATTCTTTTTAAGGAAATTATATTATGGCAAAATCAAATCGTTGGCAAAAAGCTGTTGTCGTCCTCACTCAGGGCGGTGTTTTTAGTGCAGAGCAACTCTGCAAAGAAATGGAATACGATTGTGTATATCGTGTTTCAAATGTGTTGCTTGACACGAAAATCTTTGCTGGTGCTGTCATCAAAAGTGTGCGTGATGGTCGCAAAGTAGTTGGTTACGAACTCGTCAACATTGATGAGATGAAACAACTAATTAGTGGCGGTGCATTCGCATCTTCTACAGCAACCAAAGCTGTTGCAAAGGTTAAAACAACTACTGTCAAAACTGTTGTTGCTAAAACTCCTAAAGCACCCAAAGTGACTAAGCCTGCGAAAGCAAAGAAAATTACTCCTGTGGTGATGCCTGCTGGTGATTCCCTTCAAGGGATTATGAATGCGATGGCAAAGTCTTCTGCAAAGAAACCTGTTGATCTGTTAGATGAAATTGACACAGACATTGAGGACTTTGAAGACCGTCAATTTGCTGAAGCATATGTTCGGACATGATATGAGTGCCAGTGCAGAAGTCATAGAACGATACATTCTTGAAGCATGGGACTTAAACTTGACAGGTGCTGATGTTGTAACATACGTCCAGTATATGTCAAGCATTCCTTCTTTTGAGATTGAGCCTGTTTTAGAAAATTTAATTGTGAGAATGTCAGAATGATCTTGTGGCAAAAATTGTTGCAGTACGACTGGTTTTATAAATTAATTCTAAACTTCACTCGTATGGAGTATTTTGTAATTATAATTTTTATTGGATTGATCGTATGGATGTGAGTAAACTTTATCTTGACATGGACGGTGTATTGTGTTCATTTGAAAACCGTTATTTTGAATTGTTTGGTGAAAGTCCTAACTCATCTAGAGGTAGAAAGTCTTTTTCTAGTAACTGGATTAAATTTATTGAAGGTGAAAACTTTGCGACACTAGATTGGAATCCTGGTGGGCAAGAATTGCTTGCATATGTCCGAACTATACCAAACATTGAAATTGAAATGTTGACTTCAAGCGGTGGGCTGAAGTATCATAGCGAAGTGACAATTCAAAAGACACAATGGCTCTGCGAACGCGGAATAGAATTTAAAATAAATACTGTGCCTGGACGTAAATTGAAAGCCAAATATGCAAAATCCACAACCATATTGGTTGATGACACACCAGACGTAATTGATTCATTTGCACGAGCTGGCGGTGTTGCTATACTGCACACAGATGTAAATGAAACTATTCTTAAACTACAATTTTATTGCGAAGAATATATTCTACCACCACATTCAGACTGAGAGTAAAAATGAAGATTGCTATTGCATCAGATATTCACCTAGAATTTGGTGACTTGATTTTAAACAACGAAGAAAACGCTGACGTATTAATACTGTCTGGCGATATTTGCGTTGCTGCTGACTTTAATGGATCTGGTTGGCTTGTAGGAAATGGTAAGAGCCACAGGTATACAGACTTCTTTGCCCGATGTGCAGTTGAATTTCCTAAAGTGATTTATATTTCTGGCAACCACGAACACTATAATGGTGACTACGCTAAAACGTTTGCAACTCTGCAAAATAATCTTGGACATATTGATAACTTGAGCATTGTTGACAAAGAGAAGGTGACAATTGATGGCGTAACATTTATTTGTGGTACATTGTGGACTGATATGAATGCACAAGACCCTGTCACTCTTTTACACATTCGTAGTGTGATGAATGATTTTTCTATTATTAAAAATAGCAATGAAATGGTTTCATACAAAACTATTGTCAAGTCATATGATGGTGATGGCAAGATAAAATTGGATACCAATGGTATGCATATTCAACATGCAGAATTTCATAAACGTGTCAGCAAGTTCACTCCAGAAAATAGTGTACAGGATCATAAAAAAATGTTACAATGCATTGATGAGACAACTTCAATGCCTGGCAAATACGTTGTTGTTGGGCATCATGCACCCAGCAAAATGTCTACCCATCCACGATACAGAAAGGAAGTGTTAATGAATGGTGCTTACAGTAGCGATTTAGATCAATTCATCTTAGATCGCCCACAGATTAAATTGTGGACTCATGGTCACACACACGAACCTTTCGACTACATGATTGGTAGCACTAGGGTTGTTTGCAATCCACGTGGCTACATCAATCACGAAGAATGTGCTGATAATTTTAAACTGAAATACGTGGAGATTTGAGATGCAAACAACCCCTATTGACTTTGAGAATTCACATCCGGACATGGAAAAGATTATTGAATCAGATAAACTTTTGCCAATAACAAAATCAGTAGCAAAAATGCTGATGCGTAATCCTTACACATCATTGGGTGCATTCTTTAAAAAACTTTCTGATGAAAATTTAGAAACGCTGATGGAGATACTTGATGAGGGTGACAGCGAATCCAATGAACGTATGGAAGACATTGTATTAATGTCTGAAATGTTATCTCGCGCTGAGGGTGTGCCAAGTCAATCTATTGAAGAAGTTGCTGAAAATGTAAATTACTTTGGTGCGTGTATTTCATGTGTTTCACTAGCACGAAGAGGCGCTGTTCGTGTGTACTATGATAATATGTCGTTTGGTACTGACAACGGTGACAAAATAATTGTGGAAAAAATAGATTGAACATATTTTATCTTGATCCCAATCCAAGAATCTGTGCAGAAATGCACTTAGACAAACACGTTGTTAAAATGATTATTGAGTATGCACAACTCATGTCTACTTCACATCGTGTGCTTGATGGCGACAAATTCATAGGCAAGACTGCGAACAATCGGAACATTCAACGTTGGCGCATGAAAACCGAAATCATTGAATGTGGCTTGATGAAAGCATCACACGTTAATCACCCATCAAACATATGGGTTCGTGCAAGCAAACAAAACTATATGTGGTTGTATCAGATGTGGACTCACTTGTTGGCTGAGTATACACATAGATACGGCAAGAATCATGCATGTGAAAAATATGCAAAGTATCTTTGTGTGCATCCAGAAAACATTGCTGACATTCCATTCACTGAGCCTACGCCTGCAATGCCTGATATATACAAAGTGACGAATGATTCTATACGTTCGTATCAAAACTACTATATACATGATAAAGCGAGATTCGCTAATTGGAAAAACAGAGAAACACCAGAATGGTTCTCATACGGAGTAAATAGTGCCAACATACAACTTCATCAATAAAGATACAGGTGAAATAACAGAAAAACTCTTTAGCATGAGTGTTAGAGAAGAATATCTAAAAGACAATCCGCAACTAAACTCTATTTTACTAGGCGCACCATCATTAGGCGATCCTGTTAGATTGGGTTTACGAAAGCCAGATAATGGATTTAGAGAGGTCCTTGCAAAGGCTAAAGAAGCACATCCTTTAGGTAACGTCAACACGTTTTAATGATGGCAACACATCATACACCAACAAGCAAAAGGGCACCAATGGCAAGAAAAATCGGCGTAGCTAAAACCGCAAATACTGAATCAGATATTCCAGTAACAAGACTTAAATCTGTCAACAATACCCTCAGACTTAGACTAGATGATTTAAAGACTTTTGATCCACTAACAGAAAACCAAAAACTCTTTTTTGATGCATACAAGCGTGGAGACTATTTCGTAGCACTTCATGGTGTAGCAGGTACAGGTAAAACATTCTGTGCATTGTATAAAGCAATTGAAGAAGTGATGGACAAATCAAATCCATTTGTTAAAATCATTGTAGTGCGTTCTGCTGTTCAGTCCCGAGAAATTGGACATTTGCCGGGTGACGTAAATGAGAAAATGGAAATCTATCAACAACCATATCGTCAAATCTGCGACACCCTTTTTGGTCGCAAAGATGCATGGGATAGATTAGAAGAACAAGGGCACATTGAATTCATCTCTACATCATTCATTCGTGGTATGTCATTTGACGATGCTATTATCATTGTTGACGAAATGCAAAACATGACATACGAAGAGATTGATACAGTTATGACACGGGTTGGTTATCGCTCTAAGATTATTTGGTGCGGCGACTATCGCCAAACTGACTTGAATAGAAAGAAAAATGATGTATCAGGCATTCTTAAATTCTTTGACATTGCATATCACATGAATGCATTCACAAAGATTGAATTTACTGTAGATGACATTGTTCGCTCTTCTCTCGTTAAAGATTATATTCTTGCTAAACTGCAATACGAAGACGCATTAGAGAATTCTAAATAAAATATCATCATAATTACAGGATTACTTAGGTGAACTTTAAACACATTGGATGCGACATTGACTATGATTTGGAAACCGAAACAGTAAACGGCAAACGATTCTACAAGACGCCAGAAGGATTACTGTATCCTTCCGTGACTACTATCACATCTCAGCATGGTAAAGATAAAATCATAGAATGGCGAAAGCGTGTCGGTGAAGAAGAAGCTAATCGTATTTCAACTAAAGCATCCAGTCGTGGAACTAGAGTTCACAAGATTTGCGAAAACTATTTGAACAATGAAGAAGATTTTGCACGCAAGACAATGCCAGATTCTATTGTTATGTTCAAATCAATACAACCTCTATTGGATGAACACGTAAACAACATCCATGCACTAGAGATTCCTTTGTATTCTCATCATTTAAAAGTTGCTGGTAGAGTTGACTGTATCGCAGAATATGATGGCAAATTATCTATCATTGATTTTAAAACTTCAAGCAGATTAAAAGAAGAGAGTTGGATTAAAGGGTACTTCATGCAGTGTTCTGCGTATGCAGTTATGTATGAAGAAAGAACTAAAATACCAGTCTCACAAATTGTAATTATGATTGCTGTTGATTCTGAATATCCACAAGTGTTCATTAAGAAGCGAAACGAGTACATCAAAGATTTTATATCGTACCGTGAAGCATATGATACCGTTTTTCTTGATTAGATATATAAATATGATGTTAGTTATTGTTGTATGAAGTAAAGAGAAATGAATTCCGGACGGCGGTTCGATTCCGCCCAGGTCCACCAAAAGCATAGATAGACGGTATGTTGGCTTCAGATCGCAACTAGCGAACATATTTGAGACAGGCTCCAATATGT